ATGTCGATACTACCCTTCAGCCCACCCTTCTCACTGAATGCCATCCACTTATCAACGGGTATCAGAGTATTATTGTCTCCCTCTGTGAGCAGACGTTGTAGCGTTGGCTGGCTTGCGTCATATACTCCTCGTACCCTTAGAGCCTTGACCAGACCATCAATTCTGTCGCTCAGAATGTCCAGCTCTGTAGCCTGATCTTGATACAGCACGAAGTCAGGTACAGGCACTAGAGAATCAGAGGTTAAAGTAGCGTACAGAGGCTTGCCACAAGGGAAAAAGCCTTCGACCTCGATGGGGTCATCACGCTCGTCTATGATGTAGTTGCTGTTCTTGCTAAACCAGTAGACCTTGCCGCTTTCCTTATCCCATAGCTCACATATCTTTGCGCGTGTATGCTCTTTGCTAGATTGACCATACGAAGTTAGTGTCTGTGGGCCGCTGTCCAAAGGTATCTTCTTTGCAGACTCCTCGCCAAAACGCTCTATAAGCGCCTCTCGCGTCATGTAAGCCCAGCGCCATACTACCGTGACCTCTTCCCATGTACGAGCTACTGAGTGACCAAAATCCTTCCAGTGAACGTAATCGGTAGGAGCGCACTCGTACTCAATCTCTTCGTATGTCTCTGCTGTATCGTTCTCTACCTCATCAGAGTCCTCAGTGACCTGTAGCCCATCTTCTGGCATATCACGCTCAATTAGATGTGGCTCGTAGCGTACCCATGCGACACCACGACCGCCTAAGAAGCGATCCTGTACCGCATTTTTCATGGTTGCACGGAAGTCTGGATAATGCTCAATCTCGTAGTCAATAGCTCTCTGAATGATCTGTGAGGCAACACGACCTACTTGGTCATTGTCTCCAAACCTACGCGATACGTCAGCCATAGGCAGCTTAGAATAGACCGCTGGGATTAAGGTCTGTACGTTTGACCAGAGAATATTAAATTTTGCCGTCTCGTTAGAGTTCTGGCTGCGGTTATCATCTCTGTAGCGTTTAACGATCTTTGCAGAACGAGCCTCCCACTTCTTGAACTCGTTGTCATAGCTACCGATTACGTTCAGATATTTCTCAATTGGAGTTTCGGTCATTTTCTGTCCTGTTGTCTAAGTGCTTCAGCTATTGCTTGAGGGTCTAACATCCCGCCAACACCTACACCAGCGAGAATGTCTGCTTCATGTCTACGCATTGGGTCAAAGGCTGCAAAGCGGGAACGAACTTGTGAAGGCTGAAATGGTATAACCACTTGATGACCATAAAGATCACCACCTTTACCACCCGTATCAATAATTCCTTGATAGCCTAATTTCTTTATCTGATCTGTTACCTTGTCTGGTATAGAAGTCCAAACATAAGAGTTATCACCCTTAGCTAAGTCTTGTTCTAACTGATTCACCCATTCTTTAGGCGTATATCTAGCATCTTTTGCCCACTCGTCAGAACCAGATGTTTTTAGTCTTGTCTTATCTTTTGCAAACGCTTCTTTTAACGCAGGTATGACTGTGCTTCTAATCTCTTCAACATTACTTGTCTTTAATGGGTTATTTATCATAGCCTTGCCTGTCAACACACCTTGTGCAGATGTCCACGGAGCATTGGCCTGACTAATTTCGTGCGGGTATCCAGCTAATTTGTAAATATCAGCTAGTTCAGATGGGGCATACACATCTAACATACCGCTTTCTCCGTACACGCTTCTTAGTGCGGCTAATGGGTTTCCTTTAGCTGCCTTTAATTCGTATTCAAAATGGCTAGGAGAGAATGGCGCTCCTTTTGACGTTGGATGCAATGTCCAAGCACCCTCTGCCTCTTCTGGGTTTTTATACCCAATTCTACGAGACTTATCTAAAATATCAGTTTTAACTTCTGGCGATAAATGATTCCAGCTTTGTTCTACTGTGTATGGATTTTTCCCTCTGAACCCTAGTGACTTAGGAGATACTTGAAAGTATTGGTCTAATCCACCTATGTCATCAGCCATTCTGCTAGTGTCTTGTTTGTTCATAGCGTAACCAGATGCAACAGGTGGTGTGTCTGTACCAAATGGCATAGGCCCAGATGTAGCTCTTTTAGGGTCTAAATTTTTACCAGATAGCAATCTGTCTAATCTTTGTGTGCCATGCAAATAGTCTACCGCACCCATAGCAGCAGCTCTATCCATACCAGTATTACTAGATGGCAAAGCAAGTCCACCCTGCTCCTTTGGTAGCGCAGCATTTCTCTGGGCTGTGTCGTGCAGTATCTCGAACTCTGTCTTAGGTCGCTGCGGCATAGACGCGCCTTCTGGCACTATGCTCATTCTTGTATCAGGCATAAGCCTTGCAAATCCCGTTTTGTTCTGTACCTGTTCAGCTAGAGTTTTTAGAGCAGCTTCACCACCTTTTTGTATAAAAGGCCGCATTGCCCCGCCTAACGCAACAGTATCAACTACTTCTGGCCTTAGCGTTGTAGTCTGTCCTCTGCCTGTAGTTATGCGCCCACCGTAGCTTAGATCGTCTAGCAGTCTGTTGACGTTCCTTAGCGGCAGCAGATCACCACCACGCATACCGCCAAATAATGGATCGCGCTCAGGTACTACATATCTGTCGGCTTGATCTGATAAATAGCCAGCAGCGTCAGCAATAGCGCCAAAAAACCTATTACGAGGCTGTTTAGTTACTGAGTCTTGCCTAGCTAGAGCTTTGGCTAGTTCTTTAGCGGAGGGCATTTTTTCTAGCCATCATTCTAGCTCTAGCTTGTTCTGCGAAGGTGTCCAGTGACGGGTCTACTGCTGGTGCGCCAATTAATCTAGCTTTAGCCTGTTCACCGTATGCGTCCATTGCTTGGTATGCAGGGTTAGTTGCAGATAGAGCAGCGGACTGCTGCGGCGTAATCTCAACGCCATTGACCGTCTCACTCAACAAAGTACGCTTTGGCGTATAGGTCTGTAGTCCAGCAGCTAGTTGTTTAGGACTAGGCATTATGCTGAGAATATGCCTACAGCCATAACCTCAACACCTGCTCCTGTCGTTACTTTCCATGCACCAGTAGTAGATGCAACGTTCATCTCGATATTGTAGACATTGATACCTGTGCCGCATGATGCAGGTAGCACTGTATGGGTCAATATGCCTACGCCTGTTCCGTCAACTATCAGGACATTGCCTGTAGCCGCTGTAGTCACTGTACAGATGATTCTATGCAGATAATCACCTGCTGCACCTGTGCCGCCTAAGACTTGTGCTGATGCGCTTGCTGCAACGTGTTCGTACTGGTATCTATAGGGATTTACTATGCCGCTCATATTCTGCCTCTCTTAGGTTGATTTGCTTGCGCCCACACATCGTTAAGTGTTGCTGTGTTTTGCTCTCCTACCATTAGCGGTTTAGCTGCATCAGGTTGTCTGACTCGCGGCTCTGACCGCCAAGCTATTGATAACATTCGGAAAGCGTCTGCCGGATGACTACACCAATCATGTCGTGGTGTCTGCCGAAACGCCTTCTTGTCCTCATCGTACTCTCTTTGATACTGACGTAAAGCCTCGATACCTTCACTGCACTTGTCTGCATCAAACCAGCACTGCGGCAGCACCTTTCTGACAGCCTGTATACCGTCTTGCACTGACAGATCTGGCACGATAGCTAGGCTATTGATGCCAAAATGTACCGCTAATTGCTCAATTACTGACTTACCAGCAGCCGCCAATGTCTTAGCTCGTGCATCATGAGGTAAATAGTGCTTACCGAAATTATACGGCCTTGACAGGATATTTGCAGCAATTTCATCAATATTAGCACCAGAAACGGCGTAATAATCAATTATATGTACTTCATCGCGAATTACTTGATAGAACCAGACTGCCGTATCGTCTCTATAACCGAGGTCGAATGCAGTGTGGACAGGCACGTTATTGTCGTAATTGACTTTGGTGACGCGCCCTTGCTCTGTAGCCTCTCGCATCTCTGTACCGTAGTACGCTCCTAAAATGCTTGCCTCGAATGAGCATTCCATCTCTTGTAGATATTGATCTTCTGATAGCTGTGCTTTGGCGGCATTCAGCTCTCCTTCTGGCAATAACTTACTGTCAGATGCCTTGAGTGCCATGCAAAACCACTCACTAGGTATTCTCTGAGCCGTTTTGTAGATATCCCAGAACTGGTTTTTACCCTTCGGAGTGCCAGCAAATACACACCAACCCTGCCTGTCTGACAGCGCAGGACGTATTACCGACCCCCACACGCTGGGCCTGAAATCACCGTACTCATCTAGGAAACAGCCATCGAAGCCCAGTCCGCGCATCGCATCGGCATTATCAGCGCCAAAGATGCTTATCTTTGCTCCATTGAGCAAAGTAATAAATAATTCGGCCTCGTTAGCTGATTTCATAATAGGACGAGCGTAGTGCTTTAAGTATTGCCAAGCTACAGATTTTCCCTGCGATCTATAGGGCGTGACGTAGGCAAAGTGAGGCCACGGACTCTGGCATTCTGCCGCAGCACGAATTAAATCGTTGGTCGCTGCGACCGTTTTCCCTGCGCGCCTGTGAGCAATTAGACAAGCCCATCTCTGGGTGCGATTGTGGAACGGCATGAACGCCAGCCGGGGCTGGTAGTCCATTTCTATTTCGGTGCTTTCCATTTTATCGTGATTTCTACTGGCCCTTCATCCTTGCCAGTGAGTTCTGTCCGGCTCAATTTTGGTACATGGTACTCGATCATGTCGGTGTAACACTGGAAAGCCTTTAATGGGCCTTCGGTCTCAGCGATAGCGTCCAACCAAATCTGCACTCGATGAGCATTACCATCAACAAACCGGGCAATAGCCTCTCTGGCAAGGATTGTAGACTTGTTAGCAACCCCTTTAGGTCTACCCGGCCCTGCCACAGATATTTTGTGTTTTTTTAATCCCATCATATATATCGCTTATTTTTGCTTAAATTTTAATCGACACGGCAAGCATACACCGTGAATCAACTTGCTACTATAGCGACCACAAAGATCGCAATCTCCTGATTTTACAGGATGATTAATGTGCAGTGCGTATTTCATTGAGTCTAATAGCTGGGAGTTTAGCTGCTTCTATCACATCGCCCAAGTATTGAATGGTGTCCTGCCGAGTCATTCCTTGAATTACTGCTGGAAAGCTGCTGACTGGCACTCCATTAGAATCACATACTATCTCGTGCATTGCGTATCCTGCGTGTGTTCGCACCATGCGTATCATGCTAGAAATTTCAGCTTGTAGATGGTGCTGTCGATTAGTTGCGCTATCTCATCTATTATATTCTGTAGCTCTGAGTCTTGCGGTAGCTTCTTTCTTTCATATTCAACATACTTACTTAGACTTGTCAGATACTTTAGTGGCGGTGTAGGTAGTAAGTAATACTTCTCATAATCGCTAATGATCCCGTAGCAACCTTGATACGCCTCTACGAATGAATCTACTAGATCTTCTACTTCCTCATAGTACATACCTAGCGCAACGTGTTCGCTATAGCTTTTGGTCTGGAAGTGCAGTATGTGAGCGTTAGTAATGCTGTGCAGTAGTGTTAGTACGAATTGTTGTGGTGAATGACTCATTTATCTCTCCTAGTTATTTGATTTTGTAACGATCTCGTGCATTGCGTAGCCGCTATGTGTCTTGACCATTCTAATCATGATCTGCTCTTGTGCTGATAGGCCCAGACTTGTCTAGGCCCAGCACCCTCATTGTCTATCTTGATTCGATCTACCGAACCCTGCCGGTAGAGGTAGGCAACTGCCATGCTAATCTCCGCAGAGGTTAAGTCAAGTATTTTTTTGATTTGCGACAGGGTGATAAGCCCTTGAGTGTTTGAGATTAGTAGTCGAATACTCGAGACCGCCCTAGCCATGTATCACCACCGCAATCAGAGTAACCAACCCACCAACGGTAGCAACTACCACAACCTTTACCCACAAAAGGAAAGCCCTATCGTCATCTTGCCATGTAGACGACCTGTAGCCTCCTACAAGCCCTCGGGGAGCATTTAGGTAGGGTAGGTATCCATCGTGAGACTTATTGCGTTCTACGCCCTCTCTGAGCGTTCTAGGGCTAGTATCGTAGTTAGAGTTCATTAGAAGTCACCTCTGTTTAGCGGTTCAGCCTGTCCGTGACGCGGATCGTCTAACACCTCGTCCAAGCCTTGATTCTGTTCTTGCTCTCGGTTGTGGTACAAGGCTTCCTCATATTCCCTAACGATTGCCGTGTAGGAGTCCAGCAGGTTCCTTTTGGTTTCATTGTCTGCTCGGGAAAAGCTAATGACCAACCTAGCTGCTCCGACTTGAAACGCTGTAATTTCGATAATATCCATTTTATGCTCCTAGCAAGATTGTGAGAGGTAGGAAGTGAAGGCAATCGCCATCACCACGATAATAATTACGAGCCAAGGTGTCGGCTCGAAAGGTGGTCTTGCCCGCCTCGGGAAGAACTCGTCATATTTACTCATTTTGCATCTCCAGATTTGTGATCTCTCAGTCCCAGTGACCTCGATAGATAAGATATTAAACCATTCCTAATATATGTCAAGTTTTTATTGCAGGGTCGCAAGGGTGCAATCGGTCGCGATTTTCCTTATACCGCTATTACACGTAATTTCTCTCTGTTATACCAAAGCTATAGTTCTAACAGAGAGAGAATTTACTCTATGGGACAGTTTTTACTATTTATTGCAACCTTTGAGACCTTTTATATAAAAAGATAATAAAAATAAAGAGTTAAATAGGGTATCAATGTTGGGGCGCAATAAAAAAAAGTCGCAATCATTGCGACTTTCCCCATCAAAAAGGGATATTTTCATAATCCGCGTCATTTTTTGCAGAATGATATTCCCTCACAATTTTTTTAATTTCCGGCAGGGGCGCGATATGTTTCACCCAAACGTAGTGATTACGCCCCGAAACTTTTACAACTCTACCCCCAATCGGTGAATATCCTTTCTCCGACAATATGCTACTAAGTGTCCTAGTTTTGGGTAATTCGCCGCCCATCCCTCTCACAAGATTGTTCAACCATGTTACATCTACAATGTCATCATTAATGACTGAACAGGTATTTTCGGCAATAGCATCATCAACCATATCCCGTTCAGGAGATACGCTAAGTGCCTTCATCTCCAACCTTGCAGCAGTCTCCGGCGCTCGCCCTTGCGGATCGAAAGAACTAGGTATTTTCCAATCCAGCAAGAACCTAGCGATTGAGCCAGCGTTAGCCCTTGCCGAATCGAACAGAGTATCGAAGTACACCCTAGCAGCGTTCTGACCCCCTAGCTCACTAAACAACTGCTCCTCACTCTGCACCCTGCTAAACAGCGCACAGTAACGGCGATCACCGTCCTGCAATGGCACAGCGTCCTTGTGATTAGTCAGCAGGAAGTAAGAGGTGAAGTTTGGCACTGTACGATGATCGCGGCCCTTCTCCTCGATCTGGATCGTAGCGTTAGAGATAATAGGCTTGAGCTTATCCAGAATTTCATACTTATTAGTGCCTGCAATGCGTATCTCCTCGACCACTGTGACCAGTGATCCCGTAGCCCAGCCAGTAAAGCGACCAGAGATAGCCTGAGTATCTAGCGACTTGACGTTAGTACCCATGAGCATTTCAAAGACGTTCCCAAAGTACGACTTGCCTGACCCTTGAGCGCCTTGGAGCAGCATGGCCCAGCCGACACGCTTGCCTTGGTGCTGGTAGATGTATGCCATCCAGTTGATGAGTAACTCCCGTTCGACCTCGGACTCAAGGGTAAAGCGAACGTGAGCCATGAACAGATCAACGCCAGCCTGACCTACACTATCAATCACATCCACGGGTCGCACACCCTTGGCACTAAAGCTGTTCATCATGCGCTTGCCCTCGTACTCAAAGAACTTAGACGCTCGGGGAAAGAACATGGTGTCTACAACGGTCGGCAACCTATACTCGACTAGCGCAAGCTGGGAGGCTGCCTTCTCAGCGATAATGCACTCGACCTCACGGTCGAACTTGGCATTGAAAGCCTCGCGCCGGATGTCGTAGTCACTGACCTCGAAGTTAGCGAAGGAGCAGGTGTTCTCAACGTACACCCAGTCCTTTAGCCATGCTGGAGGACTGCCGCCATCAGCGGCCTGAGCTTTTTTTGATGGCTGCACCTCCTTACTAATGGCGGTCTTTGTAACCTTGTTGAGTTTACCGAAGCCATCAGCTAGTTCAGAGATAACCCCAGAGCGTTGCGCTGGGGGGAGGATGTGACCGGGCATTGATATAATGCGCTTCTTAAAATCATTGAATTGCTCGAAAGTCTCAACATTACTGGCATCATCGAGGAGCTTCTCAAAGGCGTTGGGGATTGCGGTAATACCCCCTGCCTGCTTGACGTGGTAGATGATGCTTGCCATCGTGACTGGCTTATCACTACCGCCAAAAGACTTCCACTTAGCCTTCATCTCGCCATCATCAAAGCGTTCAGCATCGAGCTTAGACCACGCCACCCACCGAGCAAATCCCACCTTAGAGCCTAAGAACTGATGGTAGAGCGCCATGCCACACTTGAGCCATGCGTCATAGTCCAGCCCGGTAGCGGGGTAGGCTGACAGCGTTGCGTCTACCTCTACGTCCGTTATGTCTAGGGGTAACGCTGCAACCATCGCGGAGAGGTCATCCAGCTCCTCAACTTTTGGTGTAGCTATAAAGTCAGGGACGGGATAGAACTCGCCATCACCCACCATTGACCATACGTCAGCACCAGCAACCATCGATGGAGTGTACATAAGCTGATTAGGCTTGAAGCTGCACTCGTCCAGAGGTATGCCTAAACTAGCACCCACAGAGCGAGAAAGTACGCGGTACTCATCACCTGTGATCTCACGGGATAACGGTATAACTATCCGCAGTCGAGGGGAGGCCACAGTGTGGCTATGCGTGGAGTAAGCAGCGAAAGCGCAGTCGAGGTTCATCGTCAAAAGATACTCGATGCTATCCAGCGTCATACCCGCGTTATCGACATCGAACGTCAAGAGCGTTCGAGCTATTAACTCAGAATCCTCTCTAACATCACGCTGGAAGTGACCGCCTACAAAGAACTTCTTACCCTTGTCACCCACTGCGTGGGTAGTTAACTTTGCAGATAGGTCAGACCACGCGATCTCTACATTTTTAACTTTTCCCTTGTTTTCACCGCCAGTGGCGATCTTCATCACGCGCCTTCTTTATCAGGAGCAACCAGATATACTGCACGAAAAGCACTATTACCCATCGACCGTTCAATGCGTATAGCCTGAGCTGGTGGGAAATACCCCGCCTTTACCCAGTGCGAAACGGAACCCTCTGTAACACCCAAAGCCTTTGCGAGTTTCCGCTGTGAGCCGTAATGTTTAATGATCTTCATCATTAGTATGTTTTGCATCTTGTTCTCCATAAGTTGTTTTGGAAGTAGAACTATAGCATAAGACAAATAAAACACATAAATTATTTGTCTTATGCTATAGTTTAATCTCCAACCACAAATAAAAGGAAACTAAAATGACAATCGAACAACTACTCACCGCGCTAATCGCGTCCGTTGATGCCAATACAGCAGCAATACTCGCCCAAAAATTACCGCCTTTGCCTGCTTCTATTCCGGCACTTGATAAAACTGTCACCGCCGAGGACTTGCAATCTCTGTGTACTACCATCGTGCGGAATGACCGCACTAAAAAGCAACAGATCGTAGCGGCACTGGCGGCATATGACAACGCCAAGCTAATTTCGGACATCCCTGCCATACATTACGGAGCGATCAAAGCAAAGCTGGAGGCGATCAGTGAACACTAAGGCACACGCTAGGTTCTCAGCATCAGGAAGCGCCAAGTGGTTTCTGTGCGCTGGATCAATCGAAGCAGAAAGCGGCTTACCAAACAAGAGCAGCATCTACGCCGATGAGGGTACAGCCGCCCATGAACTAGCGGAGATATGCTTAACAATGGGCGAGCGAGCGTCTGAGTGGGTGGATAAACAACTCATTGACAATAATGCGGTTACTGTCACTCAGGAGATGGCCGACTATGTGCAGGTCTATGTTGACTACGTTAAATCAAAAAAAGGAACGGTGCTAGTTGAGCAGTACGTTGACTTCAGCCATGTCGCGCCGGATGGTTTTGGGACGTGCGATGCCCTCGTGATGGATAACGATACGCTGCACGTTATTGATCTGAAATATGGCAAAGGTGTCCGCGTTGAAGCAGAACATAACACACAAGCACTGCTATACGCGATAGGTGCAATTGATAGCCATAGCTGGGTGGCATTCAAAACCATTGTAATTACCATCGTGCAGCCACGCCTAGACCATATAAGTGAGTGGGAGTTAACCATTGATGAGGTTAACGCTTGGGCAGAGAGGCTTACGCAAGCGGCTGAACGGGCAGCGCAACCTAACGCACCGCGTACCCCGGGCGAGAAGCAGTGCCAGTGGTGCAAGGCCAAGCCGACCTGTCCTGCGCTGAAGGGGTTTACTGAGCAGGCGATGATGAGTCAGTTTGATGATCTATCACCAGCCAACCCTGACACCTTGACCGACCAGCAACTACGGAAAGCCCTTGAGAGCAAGAAGTTGATCGTGAGCTGGCTGGACGCAGTAGAGAGCCTAGTCTCCGAGCGGCTAGAGTCAGGCAAATCCTTCGAGGGCTTCAAGATGGTCGAGGGTAGGTCGAACAGGGCATGGATAGATGATGATCGTGCAGCATCAGCCCTGAGTGATCTGCTGGGGTCGGATGCCTTCGAACACAAGCTACTCAGCGTTGCCAAAGCGGAAAAGGCGGTTGGTAAGGGTAACAAGGAGATAATCGACAGCCTCTCGACCAAGCCGCAGGGTACGCCAACGCTCGTGCCGGAGAGCGATAAACGACCAAGCTGTATCGTTTCCGCAAAAGACTTTGAAATAATAATTTAGTTCTGCTATACTTCTCTTGTCGGTTTCACAACGACATAAAAACCAAAATAAGGAAATAAAATGACAACTAAAATTAAAAATGTACGTCTCTCCTTCCCATCGTTATTCCGCAAGGCTTCGTTTCAAGGTGTTGAGACTAAGTATGAAGGCACTTTCTTGCTGGATAAGACCGAGCATCGTGCAGCGATTGATGAGATAAGCAAGGCAATTGCTGAGATGCTTAAAGAGCATAAGACCAAGCTCTCCCCCGACAAGATTTGCCTGAAGGACGGTGATGATGTTGAGTACGAGGGTTATGCTGGCACGATGACTCTGAAGGCAAGCAACAAGAATCGCCCCCTCGTTATCGGCAAAGACAAGTCACCACTGGCTGAAGATGACAATGTTATCTACAGTGGTTGCTACGTTGATGCGATAATTACTCTCTGGTTTCAGGACAACGGCTTTGGCAAGCGCATTAATGCCAGTCTTGAGGGCGTTCAGTTTAGGGGTGATGGTCAACCGTTCGGTGACGGTGGCGCTAAAGTAAGTGTAAGTGATTTTGACGTTATTGATGAGAATGACGAGTTTTAATTAATACCTCCCACCCTTCGGGGTGGGGTTTTTAACTTATAGGACACCCCTATGCTTATTCTCGATACCGAGTGCTTCTCGGACTATTGGCTTGTCTCAATGCTTAAACTAGAGACTGGCAAAATCCGTCACTTTGAATTACACGATAGCTCAAAGCTCGACACCAAGCTAATTATCGGATTTTTGAAGTCCGACACAATCGTCACTTTTAATGGCAACAACTACGACCTACCCCTGCTGAGTGCGGCAATGGCAGGCTACGACAACGCACAGCTAAAAGCCTTGAGCGATAGCATTATCGGCTCAAAACTCCCAAGCTGGTCGATCCTCAAGAATCATAAATTCGCACTATTAAAACTAGACCACATTGACCTGTTCGATGTTGCCATCGGGCAGTCCAGCCTTAAAATCTACGGTGGTAGATTACACGCCCCCAAGATGCAAGACCTACCGATTGAGCCATCGGCCTCAATAACGGCATCAGATCGCTCCCTGCTGCGAGAGTATTGTGAGAACGACCTCCACACCACATCCCTGCTGTTTAACGAGCTACGGCCTCAAATTGACCTGAGAGCAAAGATGTCTGACAAGTACGGCATGGACTTACGCTCTAAGAGTGATGCCCAGATTGCTGAGAAAATTATACTGGATGAAGTCAGCAGGGTAACTGGTAATCAATACGGCAAGACTGTCTACTCTGACACTGCTACCTTCAAGTACATTGATCCTCAAATAGTGACGTTTAAGAGGGGGCAGTTAAATGAGATTTTCGTTAGGATTTTAGAGCATCCGTTCACGCTTGGTGGGAATGGAGCAGTTACCATGCCCGGCTGGTTGCGTGATACCAAGATCAGAATTGGAGATACCGAGTACCAGATGGGCATAGGTGGCCTGCACTCCTGTGAGAAGTCTAAGTATTTTTGTTCAGACAAAGATTATGCGCTTTTTGATCTGGATGTGTCCTCATACTACCCCAGCATAATACTACAGCAGCGGCTTGCGCCTAAAAGCATGGGTGCGCCGTTCCTCGCAGTCTATCAGCGCATCGTTACCAGTAGGCTTGCCGCTAAGAAGGCTGGCGATACCGTCACTGCCGATGTACTCAAGATTGCAGTCAACGGAAGTTTCGGCAAGCTGGGCAGTAAGTATTCGGCCCTGTTTGCCCCTGAGCTATTGATCCAGACCACGATCACGGGGCAGCTATGCCTGCTGATGCTGATTGAGCGACTCGAGGAGGTCGGAGCTAGGGTTGTAAGCGCCAACACTGACGGGGTGGTGATCTACTGCCGCAGGGGTCTTGAGCATAAGTGCAAGGAGGTCGCGTTCGACTGGGAGCTAGATACCTCGTTCACCTTAGAGCGCACTGACTACAAGGCGATTGGAATCCGTGACGTTAACAATTATGTGGCTGTAAAGCAGGATGGCAAGACTAAGGGCAAGGGCGTGTTCGCACCAGCGAGCCTTGCCAAGAACCCTGATCGGCAGATCGTGGCTACAGCAGTTGCACAGCTATTGGCGAAGGGTACACCCATTGAGCAAACAATAAAGGACTGCAAAGATATTAGGCAGTTTGTGACTATCCGCAGGGTGCAGGGCGGTGCGATCTGGCGTGATGAGAAGTTGGGTAAGGCTGTACGCTTCTACCACAGCAACGCGGTACACGCCGATCAGTACATCCACTATGCCACTAACTCTAACCGAGTGCCTAACAGCGCGGGTACACGACCATTGATGCAGCTACCCGCTGAGTTCCCAAGCGATGTTCACCACGCCTATTACATAGCAGAAGCTAAAAACTTACTAGGAGAGATCGGATGTTAGAAAAGACAATTGAAGCCGCCCTAATCAAGCGCGTGAAGGCACTTGGCGGCATGGCTGAGAAGTTCACCAGCCCGAACAAGCGCAGTGTGCCTGACAGAATAGTGACGTTACCCCTCGGCGTTATCATTTTCGTAGAGCTAAAAGCACCCGGCAAACTGCCGACAGAGCTACAGCAACGTGACCATGATATACGCCGAGGTCTTGGCTGCGATGTGCGCGTGATTGATAGTATAGAGGGTTGCAATGCTTTCCCGGGCTGACCTCCACGAGTTTCAGCAGAACGCCATCTCCTTCATAAAGCGAGAGAAACGATGCTTGCTGGCGATTGAGATGGGTCTGGGCAAGACGGTATCAACCCTGACCGCCATCTCTGACCTGCTCGACTCCTTCACTATACACAGGGTGCTGGTCATCGCACCATTGAGGGTATCGAACTCGATCTGGAAGCAGGAGGCGGCAAGCTGGGAGCATACCTCACACCTGAAGGTGAGTATCTGCACAGGTAGTGAGCGAGAGAGACTTAGTGCGTTGATGCAAACGGCTGACATATATGTTATTAATCGTGAGAACGTGGAATGGTTGGTACGAATACGGTCTTGGGACTTTGACTGCGTGGTTATTGATGAGAGCGACTCGTTCAAGAACTCGTCAAGTAAGCGTTTTAAGGCATTGCGTAAGGTCATACCCGATACCACCCACATGATCCTTCTCAGCGGTACGCCATCACCTAGCGGCTTGGCTGACCTCTGGGCGCAGCTCTACCTAATCGACTTCGGGCAGCGGCTTGGGCGTACAGTAACAGCATTCAGACAACGCTTTTTTGAGCAGGATTACTTTGGGCATACATGGTCGATTCGTGAGGGATCTGCTGCCAAGATATACGCACTGCTTGCCGACAAGGTCTTGTCCATGCAGTCTGCCGACTATCTCCAGCTACCAGACAGAATAGACCTAGTGCAGAGAGTTGATCTATCAGAAAAGTCGCTGGTGGCGTATCAGGACTTTGAAAAGACCCTGCTCTCAACCTTACCCGATGGTGAGGAGGTTGAGGCGGTGAACGCAGCGGTTCTCGCTGGTAAGTTGTTGCAGTACGCCAATGGCGCGGTCTACACAGACGAGCATCGCAACTGGTCTCTCGTCCACGACACCAAGATCGAGGCACTAGCTGAGATTCTTGAGGCGAACGAGGGGGAGAACATCCTTGTTGCCTACAACTATAAGAGCGACCTAGAGCGACTGCAAAAGCACTTCCCGCAGGGGGTAGTCCTCGACAAAAACCCAGAGACAGTTAGCCGCTGGCAGCGGGGTGAGATTGGATTAATGTTCGCTCATCCTCAGTCTGCTGGGCATGGTCTGAACCTACAGGCTGGTGGGTGTATCTCAGTCTGGTTTGGGATGTGCTGGTCGCTGGGCAACTACCAGCAGTTCAACGCTAGGCTACACAGGCAGGGTCAAGGCCGACCTGTTCGCATAATTCACTTGATTGCTACGGGTACGATTGACGAACGGGTAATGGATGTGCTGAGACAAAAAGACGCAGTTCAGACTAATTTACTCAAAGCATTAAAAAGTATTTGACTTTAGCAAAGCTAAAGACCATCCTATGCTATAGTGCAATTAATCATCTCTCCAGATGATGTATCGTGCGCGAAATAGCCTAGTGCTGACAAAAGTTTTGATGCTTAATTGAAACAAGCTATATTTTTTAGGAGATTAAAATGGAACACTATTACCCGGTAGGTGGACAGTATTGCAAGCTGACTGGCAAAGGCTCACTGGCAGGCATAGCCGATGACATCCTCAACATCAGTAAGAATCATAGAGAGAGAAAGGATCGTGAGGCTATAGCAAGGA